CAAATCTAACACTTTCTATCTTTGTCTGGTCATAAAACATAACAAAAATACTTTTCTTATAATTGGATTTAGGATAATAGTATCCATCCTTATCTATCACCCTCTCATACCAGGCATAAAAGAAATCCATAACTGAATTGTCCACAGGGACAAGAAATTGTAAAGTTACAGATTCTATACTTTGCATCCCGGCATAAAATCTTTCAAAAGCTCCATGCTTTCTCTTTGAAAGTTCAGAAACGCGATAATCATCAAAACTAATATCCTGACAAAACTGAGAAACAAGATAACCTAAGGTTCCACCAAAATCCATGGGCATTAACAATCCCCAGTTGTATGATCTTTGAAGATGCCATGTTTTCGTTATTAGTGTAGAACCTAAACTTGCTAAATCAAATCCAAATGTTGACATTTTTTACCCTTCTTCCCAATAATCATAACTCCAGTTGACATTGTAAAAGATAGCAGCTTCATCATCATAAGACACTGGAACATCATCCACAGCCTGTGGATAACAACCGACTAATTTAATTTTTTTTGCTACTGTTTCATCCGAAGCTAACAATCTTAAATATAAATCTGCTTTGATTAGAGAATCCAAACTCCCTATTCCAGTCCTTGCATTCTGAATTGTTTGCTTCCATCCATAAATTGAATCAAAAATTTCTTGGTCTGTTCCTTCTATAAAAACAACTGGCCAAGAATGTGTAAAAACCAGTTTCCCTGGAAACTTAACGCCTCCTGTTCCTTTGTACGGAACCAAAATCTCACCAAAACTTCTTCCAGGTATCGCAGCACTCTGTGCTCGAACCTCCATATGATCTCTGTTCCCGCCTCCTATAACTTTTGGAATAATAATATCCCACCAGTAAGTACGTGCAGGATTACTTATATCATGTTTCAAATTGTCTGAAGACATGCTCATTTTTATTTCTCCTTTATGATCTTATCCTAATAAAAATCCCTTTGAAACTAATTCTTCAAAACTAGCACCACTTGTAGTAGCAGTCACACGTAATCGTATAAATTCTGCTGCTCTTGAAGGTTTAACAAAAACATCTACATGTAATTCTTTTGAATCAATTACTGATGAAGTATTGTTTGTAGTATCACAAACAACATGAAATCCTTGATCACCTGCTTCTGTTTGAAAAGCACCTTGGGCAGATAAATTACCTAAATATTCATTTAACAATGCTTCTATTCTAAATCTTGTTAAATCATTATTTGGCTCCATAACAAATGATCTAAGTGCTACTGCCATAGCCTTTTCCATAACTATAAGCAATCTCCTGACATTAACTGAACTAAGAGCAGAAGTTTTCTTTTGTAATGTACTCTGTCCCCAAATTACATGCCCTTCTCCCCGAAAGGTTTGTAGCGGATTTATCTGGGCAGCATACAAAACGTCCCTTTCCCCCTGAGTTAAAGTAGTACCATCTGTCTTGGTACACTCAAGAACACTATCCAAAACTCCTCTATTAAAACCCGCAGGGGCAAACCACACATTACTTACATAATCATTATAGGCATATTGAGCTGCAACATATCCTGAAGGAGGTACCTGAAGTAAAAGATCATTGTATGCATCATGAATCTTTGGCCAAATAGTATACAAGGCACAATAGTTTGAATTGAAATTCTGTGTAGTATTTCTAAACGTCAACATGCTAGTAGAGGAATTTGTGCTGGCATACGGTATATCCAAAATTGCAATACAATCTAACCTGTCTTCTGCAACATCTCTTATTGCAGTCTGAACAACTACATCTGTTTCCCCACCATTAATAAGAATTCTAATATCTACATCATCTGGATTTTCAAATTCTTCCCAGCCTGTAACTAAATCGGAAGAAGAAATATCACTACCATCACTTCCACCAGAAAAAGTTAACCTAGTTGCCTGTGCAGAAGGGACTGCGGTATTGGCAATATCAGTATTGTCCTTAACTATAATATATTTACTTATTCCATTTATCTTATCTTCTAGATAAAGTTGTTTTCCAAATCCATCCACTTTAGTTTTTCTGGAAACTTTAAATAATTCAACCTGAGACCAATTGCCATCAGCATCCTGATGATACACTACTATTTCAAATGTGTATTGATTTGTAGCTACTTCATCTGTGCCATCCTTAACATTCTGTATTTTGATCCCAATTTTATTATTCCAAACTCCAGGATTAGCCCCAAGAATTTGAAATAGTGTATCTTCTTCATATCCAGAAGCCGCAGTAAAACTATCACTAGATTGCCCAGCACTTAAAGCTGCATTACTATACTCAGAAGTACTCTTCATTATATTAGCACCGCCCCAAAGAGCCCCATTATGAACTCTGAGACAATATAATGTATTCCCTTTTGCTAAGTATGCTAATGCAGAATAATGAAGGTAATGTCCCGAACTAGGATCTGGTTCTCCATACTCCTCCAAAAACTGCTGGTCACTTGTCATTAACCTAATATTATTTACATCTCCTTTAGCCGAATAACCTACAATGGCCGCTGGAGCAGTTGCAATTCGAGGTACTATATCACTCAAATCTCGTTCTTGAACATAAACTCCTGGGCTTAGATAAATTGCCATAACTCTTTCTCCTTACTCTAATAAAATATATTAACGTAATTCTTTACGTAATTTAATATCTACTATAAATTGTTCCACATAATGTTTCCCGTTTGGTGCCACATAATCTCTCCTGAGGGTGCATTTTGTGATATTATTTCTCTTTACTTGCCAAATCCCAAACATCTTATTTAAATTTTCATCCGTTATTTTGTTAATAAATTGTTGTTTTGTTACTTTTCTCTTCCCCCAATGATTCTCTGGATCTTTATGGTAATAAGTTACCTTTCCCCAAACTTCTATCCTTGCTACCCACCCTTCCACTGTCTGGTCAAAGTCCATTGGACGAATGTCCGGAGTAGCTAACTCCCCACGTATTTTTTCTACCTCTTTAGCAGATAGAGCTTCAGAAAGTTTGGTTTCATTTGCTCCAATTATTTCTTGTAGTATTTGATCAAACATTTTACTCACCTGCTCCACGGAATGTCCACTTCCCAGAAGACAATGTATACCATGCACTCATAAAATCAATACTATTGCTTCCACCTCGCTTAAGCGAAAATGAAAAATGGACTGGCCACCAAACCGAATTGCCTTCCTCTTTAGGTACTTTTCCGCCACCAAAACTTACAATATGTAAGGTTTCCAATCCTGCCGACAGAACACCTGCTTCATCTACTAACTCTTGACTTTCAAAAACTAAATAAGGTGTCCCAGTTCGTCCTTGTTTAATTTCTTTGGTTAATGTAACAACCACTCCTATTCGTTTTGTAATTTCTTCCTCTAGTGGTTTTAAATCTATTTCTGGAAAAACTACTTCTTCAGCTTCATTCAACTTCTTTGTATTTTCAAACAATTCGCCAAACATTCTACTCCCTTTCTATTCTGCCTTATAAATAACACCATCTGCTGTTGTACTTGTCAATGCTTCTGTTAGTGTTACTTTTGTATACTCCCCTTCTAACACTACTGCAGACACTGTATACAACCCGTTATTATCAGTACTCCCTTGAACTATAATATTATCCCCAGAAGATAGTTCTGATGTCCAATTCCCCTCAATTAAAATAAAATTACTATCAATATCCACTGAATAAATATTATAAAGATTTCTTCTGAAAAATCTAAGAGCTTCTTCCAATTCTGTATTTTGTCCTGAATCTTCTACTACTATTGATTCATAATCAGTGCTTCCCAAATCATCTTTATCATAAACAGTTAACTGTATTTTTTCAATAATCCCCACTGTTTCAGATTTTAATATCCAACCATCCACTTTTATTGGCATTCTAAACTTAAAAATAATACCAGTATCGTATTTCTCATCATAAGTTGATTCATCAACAATATCTCCAAAATGCAAATCTGGAGTTATCTCATAAGTATCCAAATAAGTTAAAGTAATTTTTGGATTGTCATGTTGCCAAAAAATATACTCCTCTATCGCTTCATAAAGTTTATCAGCATCCTTTGACCAGAAACATACGTCATAATTTATATCAATAGGTTGTGCTTTTACGTGAGTAGTTTGATCCAACCATACGCCTCTTCGTGCTAAAGGAGTTCTTTGTCTAGACCAACTAGGGCCAAAAGGTGTTCTCCAAACAGAAATAAAATCAAGAAAATTTTCCTGTCTTCTCTCAGCCATTTCCCTAAGAGCTATTTCCATAGGTGCTTGAACTATTGCATGTTTCTGAGCAAGATCAGCTACACCTAAAATAGTTTTAAACCTATTATATAAAAGGGTTTTTATCCCCAAGTCATATTCTTTTCCGATACTAGCCATTGTTCTCACTTCTACCTATAGCTAAAAGGGCACATAAAAACATATTCAAAACCTCATCCTTTGCTTCAGAATCTAATTCAAATTCTTCCATCCACTCTTCAGCAAAATTCTCAGGTTCACTAATTTCTTCTTTCACTTTAGAAAGATAGTCATTAAGTAATTTCTGCACAACTATTAAAAACCCAAGCAATCTATAAAACTCTGCATCAGTCGTACAATTTAGTTGTAATTGGATTATTCTCACGAATCTCCCCTAGGTCAGATGTTACTTTTACTTTTTCTTTTATTTGATCCAAATTTTCAACTTCGACATTCTTAAATGATGCACCCGGATCTAAAGTCAAAGTTGAACCATTTCCAACTGAAAGTTGAATACTCTCATTAGATATATTTTCTATATTTTTAATAATCATAATCTTCTTCCTGATTCATTTCATCTGCTTCTATTTTGGTTGGTTCTACAACAGGTTCTTTTTTCTGTAATTGTTCCCAATCTTTATCAGTAATATAATATTCCAATTTATCAAAAGCGTCTTCAATATCAGCATCCTGTGGAGTTGTTTGTAAATACTCCCTTAGTGCTATAATAACATCCCTTGCTCCATCCTCATCTAATGATGCCATCTCTCCGCCCTTCCAAAATCCCCAGGAAGTAAAATATTTTAAAGTATCTCTAACACTCCATTCATTTACATAAGACACCATGGAATTAAGTGCTGCTAATAATAATGTTCTCATTTCATCTACTGTAAGGGGAAGTTCCTCAGGCCCTTCATCCTTCATGGCATACCCATCAGCTGCTAATGTGTCATACTCGTTTATATTAAACCGCTCACTTAAATTCTTTATATTTTCAAATAAATCACCAAACATTCTATTCCCTTTCTATTCTTCTTGGTACGCCTTTATATGCTTTTACCAACACACTATCGTGTGTGCCCTTTATCTTCAAATCAACTAATTCATATTCTGTAACATCAGTTACATTATTCGGAATAAATTCTGGTTCCACACTAATATAACTTCTTTGTATTATATCTACATCTACTTCCGTACCTACTTCCGAACCTTCCAAAGCCGTGGCTTTATTAGGCAACCAAATTAACATAGGTAATTCATCCTCAGTATAAATCCCAATCTTCCTCAATCTATACTTATTTAAATTCCAAGCAATAAAACACATTCCAGAATATGAAACGTAAGTAAGATCACTAGGTTGCTCAAATATATCATTTCCTTCATTAGTATTTAATGAAGTAGTAGTAGGAATATAAATAGTACAGTCTATTCCTGCTATATCCAAAGCAATATCCACATTATTTCTAAGCGTATCTATTACTCTACGAGGAATTAATTTTGACATTATATATCTATTTCCTTAGGATAATTTTCTACTTCAATAAGAGAAGCATCAAAATTTTCTTTTACAGCTTTAAATAATCTATTCCTCAATTCTTTATCTAAAGCAAGAATATCTTGTTGATGGGTTTCAAAAATACTATTTATTTTAATACCTAACATTTTTACAAGGCCATCAGTATACTCTTCTAAATTTAGACTTTCACTTCTAGCTTCATTAGTTCGTTTTAGTATATTCTCAAATTCAGACATTTTTCATTACCCCTTTAATTATGTCAACTTCATTTGGTTTTACTTCTCCATCATCTTTAAGAAGCTCCTCCAACTCTCCAATAACTTTTAAGTACTGGTATCTATTTGCAAACTTAAAAATAGCATTTGCATCCTTCCATTTTTTAGCTTGTTCCATATCCTTTTCTGGATCTCCAGAAAACTCTCGTTTAAATCTGACATCCACCATTTTCTTTCGTTCCAAATATAATCTTTCTATATCCTTTTCTATTTCTCCCAATTTATTTTTTAATCGCAAATGTAATTTTTTCTTATAACTTGTTGGAAGATTTTGAATAGCTGCACGAATAACATCAAAATCAGTTACATCCCTTTTTAATTCTCCCATAAGAAGGTCTGCTTCCTGCGATACCTTTTTAACTTCCCCAGCAACATTTTGAAATTCCACATATGGATCATAATCTAACGGCACAATTTTTGGTCCTACAAGCCATTTATCATTAACAAGATCATATACTGCTGCTGACAATAAATCCTGACTTGGTTCAAGTTGAACATAAACTTCTATGGGATGATTCCCTATAAACTTATCCAATTTGTCATTATGTGCAAACCAATCCATTACTTCTTTAACTCTTTTCTCATTCCATTCACTAAAATCTTTAGGGACAAGATGAACATCGATATCTGAATCTTTCACATATAAATTCGTACCCATTGATCCTACAAGTCTAATTTCCTGTGAGTTCTGTATTAAATCTTCATCAGGATATTGATCTACTATAGTCAAGATAGTTGCACGTACATCCTCTCGAATTCTGTATTCATTCCTTTCCTTATTCCAAATCTGAGGGTCTAAATCTGGCTGGGGAAAATCAATACTGGATTCAAAAACTACTGTATCAAATAATCTACTATACATTATGGCTTCCAATAATAAAAGTCAACTTCTACCTTTACAACACCCTTTCCTTCTGTCCCACCAAGTATTACATGTAATTCTGCAGGGGCTATTCCACTTCCTTCTAACCAACTTACTTCAACTTGTTCGTGCTCTAATTCAACAAAATCTATATGAACTGGAACAACTACTTCCTTGCCCTCTTCCTCAGGAAGTTCACTTCTTATAATAATTTCAAAATCCAAAACTCCTCTAAGAGAAACGTTTATATCTTTAATGCCCCAACTACGATACTCTACTTCTATATCATATTGAAGATCAATATTATCTGGGGATTCAACATAATTGTCATCATCCAACCCAGGTGTTTCAAAATGTATAGAAAGAGGAACATTATTTGTATACGACTCTTCCTGTTCATTTATTTTAGAAATACTTTCAAATATATCCATTACTTATTCCTTTTTCATAATAACTGCAAACTTTTTGGGGTCTTCTGGATCTGCAATAACTTGTCCTTTTTTGTCCTGTGCTACTTCTTTTGCTGTAGCCTCATCTTCTATTCCTTTAGCTACTGTTGTATAATTATCTTCATCTTGTTCAGAAATTATAGTCTCAGTTAAATCCTTAAACTCTATATCCCAACTCCCTGCATACATCTGTCCTTTTGTAACTGCATCCTCCTTCTCATTAGTAGGATATTTTGTAAGAATTCTTTCAGGGCCTCCATCCTTTATAACTAATGCAATGCCGTCCTCATAATTTCTCACAGCAACATATGGGGCTTTTTCATCGAGTTTGGATTCTCCCACAAAACCCATATCAGTCCAAGGTTTCCAAACCGTATCTTCATCCTTAGCATACGTTACGGGAAATCCTTTTGCATCTACTAAAGTAACTTGTGTGCCTACCATAGTAGTCTTAAAGAAGTCTGTTTGGGATAAATCCTCCATTATTTTTTTATGCTCCACAACAGTACCATAATCAAATTTTAATTTAGGCCCACCTAACTCTTTCATAGCTTCGGGGGAAAGTTTCTCTTTTATTTTTGATTCTAATTCAGCAGGAGTGGATACTTTTTCCCATTCTCTCTTTGCTACTGGAAGTAGGATATACTTCAAATATACTGCAGGGATTTCCCCTAAATCTAGTCCTGTTTCGTCCTCCACATCTGAAGGTGTCCGAGGAAGAATTCCCTCATCAGCAAGAGAATCAATCATTACTTCATCACTAGGCCATACATTTGGGATGACATTTTGA